GAAAGTCGCAGGCGCGGAAGAACACAAACCCGCGCCGCCGCATCCGCAGGCTACTCAAGACGATCCTGTACCCTTCAGCGAGGGTTCGCAGTTCGCGATTGGGTTCGAGGATATCGACTGGCTGATCGAGGACGTGGTGCCGCGCGCCCAGGTTGGCGTCATCTACGGCGCGTCCGGTTCCGGGAAAACCTTCTTCGCGCTCGACATGGCGTGCGCCGTCCAGAGGGGCGGCGCGTGGCGTCTGAAGCAGATCGAACAGGCGGATACCTTCTACGTCGCGGCGGAGGCCGGCAATGGCATCAAGAAGCGCATTGCCGCGTATCTGCAACACAACGGCCCGGGCGCCATGCCGTGGTTTGTTGATTACCAGCCGAACCTCGCGACTCTCGAATCTGTTCACGCGATTTCCAGATCGATCAAGCTGCGCTCACAGAACGCTGGCCTCATCTTCCTTGACACGCTCGCACTGTCGCACGACGGCGATGAGAATAGCAGCAAGGATATGTCTCTCGTCCTGCGGCATTGCAAGATCCTGTCCGACGACACAGGCGCGCTGGTGGTGCTCGTCCACCACACGGGGAAGGACGAGACGAAGGGGATGCGCGGTTCCAGTTCACTGTACGCAGGGGCGGACTTCGTGCTTGAAGTCGTGGCAAAAGACAAGGATCGCACGATGATCGTGGACAAGCTCAAGGACGGCGAGCGCGGCGCGAAGTTCGGGTTTTCCCTCCAGTCGGTTGAGGTTGGCACGACGCCGCGCGGCAAGGTCATCACGTCCTGCTACGTGCAGGAAGAGGCGAAGACGATCAGCAAGGCGGAAGGTAAGCCCCTGACCAACGAGCAACAGATTTTCATCTATGAAGTATTTCGCACGTCGCTTGGAATGTCTCTCGAAATGACAGAAACGGAACTCGTTGAAGCCGTCAAGGCGAAGCAGAGGGAGAACGACCACGATCCTTCGCAGTCGCAAAGCATCCGGAAAAGCATCGCGAAGATCGCAATCGCGGGCCATATTTGTAAGGATGGTGAAAGATTGAGCCTGCCTCATTCGGGTCATTCGGGCTCATTCTAGATCATTCGAATGAGGTTGAATGAAGTCAGAAGCCTCATTCATCTCATTCGCGCTTTATAAGCGAATGAGTGAATGAGCTGAATGACCCTCCTTTTTGACTTTTAGATTACGTAAGGAAAATGAAATGTTTTTACTTCTGACTGAAGTGTCTACTGAAAAGAAAATCGCCCTGAACTTTTCGCATGTTGAGTATTTCCGGGAAGTGCCTCTGGAAGCGTGCACGCTGGTCGTGTTTCGTGGACTGGACGCAGAAACCGATGACGGGATGAACCGATACCGTGTACAGGAATCGGTAGACGAGATTCTCGCCATGCTGGCAGGAGGCCACAATGCGCCGCGATGATTCAGTCCTGTGCGTATGCTGTGGCCGGGAGTTCAGCGTGCGCCTGCTGGAACTGGTGAGGTGGGAAGGGCCGCTCTGGTGCCAGCCGTGTATCACGTACGCGGATACCGAGTTGGCAGAGGCTGCGCGCCGCGCCAGAATCGCGCAAGGGCCTTTCGTTGAGCAGGAGTAATACCGAGGCAGCAGAAACGAACGACGGCCCGTTGTGGGCCGTTTTGCGTTAGTGGATGGGCGCGAAGCCGATTGTGTTCAGCTCAGGGTTGGCGAGGAGAAAGGAATCGCGGTCCGGAAAGCCGGCTTCCGCTGCCAGCGCGTCGGCACAGATTTCCAGGGTCGGCACTCCGTCGTAGTCGATGAAACCGATCATCTCGTCACCGGGGATCAGGATGGCGTAGCGGATCATGTCAGCACCACACCACGTGACGGAGATCAACCGTACGACGGATGAGCCAATGGCGCCATCTGGGTGGCATCTCCATGTTCGGACATCCCATCTCCATGTAGGCGTTTGCCAGCACGATCAGTTCGGTGTGAAGAGTTGAAATCACGATGTGTCTCCCGTTGTGGAGATTCCAGTATAGCAATTGCAAAACAGAATACAAGCATTATGAACGCGTGCGTATGCACAGAAAGTCTTGCAACAAATGTTGTCGGCTCGCGGTTTGCGAATCGGATTTGTTGCGAAATGACTCCCTGTGCGCGTCTCGAAAACACGCATCGCCAGCCCGGCTCGCCTTTCCGGAATGCGAATCACTATCAGCTGATAATGGTTGCCTAGGCCAGCAAATCGCGGTCTGCGGAGGGCGGATAGCGATGATGACGCTCGTAAGTTATTGATTGCAAAGGGATAACGGTATGACTTGCTTATCAAACGTAATGGTAACTATCGAACTTCGATCTGATATATCAAGATAATGAGAATCATTCCACCCTGAAACGATAATCATTCTCAACTCTGGGGGCCCTAGCCCTCCCCGACGATCGGGTGGGTAAATTTGCACAGGCAAATCCCGATCCGCGAATCGAAAACACATTGATAAGTTCAGCAAGAACAACTAGAATAGCCGTACCACTTATCAGGAGGCGGAAATGATCGAATGGCGCGACGTACCGGGCTATGAAGGGTTTTATCAGGTCAGCAATTTCGGATCGGTGGTGCGCCTGAAGCGCATTCTCCCGTCGCTTCACGAACAGGGCGTACGGGTCCACCAGAACGAACTTCGCCAGATGCCGTGGGGGAAGGGCGCACGCATGTCGGTAGTGCTGAGCGCGTATAACGTCCAGAAACGGTTTCAGGTTCACCGTCTTGTCCTGCTGGCGTTCCGGGGGCCGCCGGAAGGCGATCTTGACGGCTTGCACAACGACGGGAACCACCTGAACAACTGGCTGGGAAATCTCCGCTGGGGCACGCACACGGACAACATGCGCGATAAGACTTTTCACGGAACACAGATGATCGGCACAAAACACCACCAGGCGAAACTGACCGAAGATGACGTGCGCGAGATTCGAGCCGCCAACGCCACGACCCGCGCACTGGCGGAAGTCTACGGCGTATCGCAGGTGTCGATTCATTTCATCCGGTCTCGCAAGACCTGGAAGCACGTGCCATAATCGCGCGGAAACCCAGGAGGGAATATGGCGAATAATGGATACGTGAAGAGCACATCGCAGGATGCGGTGTCGGTAGAATTCCCCTTGGGGGCGACGCTGAACCGGATCGCCGGTCATTCCCGCGTTGCGCTGTACGGGCACCATCCAAGCCCGATCACGGCAGGTGCTGACGCGTGGGAGGGTAGCGGCGCGTATCCGTTTCAGGCGGCGGCAACCAAACTGGAAATTTTGTCCGCTTCAGCCAGTGACACGGCAGCAGGTACGGGCGCACGGACGTTCACGCTCACAGGACTGGACGCGAACTACAACGTCATCAGTGAAGTCCTGACGATGGCGGGCGTGACGCCCGTGCAGACGGTAAACAGCTATCTGCGTGTGAACGGGCTGATTATCGCCAGTGGCGGGAGTGGTCAGGTCAACGCGGGGGACGTGACATTGCGCGTGACAGGCGCGGGGGCCACCCAGGCGATTGCGCGTGCGGGTTACGGGTACGCGAAGCAGGCGATCTACACGGTGCCGGCGGGGTTCACGCTGCTGGTGACGGACCTGCTGTTTGAGTGCGGCGGCACGGGCGCGGCGAGCGTGATCCAGTTCAGTTTTACACGGATCAATGCGATCAACGGCACGATCCAGACAACCAATGAGTACCTGGCGGGGCCGCTGTTCCCGGTTCAGCGCAGTGTGATCGTGGGGGCGCTGGTGCCGCAGCAGACGACACTGACGACGCGCGTCAAGGCAGTGACGGGCACCGTGGACGGTTTTGCGGCGTTCGAAGGCATCCTGATCGATAACACGCAGCTGCAATGACAGGACTCACAAGCGCTGCCACGCTCAGGGTAATCTCGGAAGACCGGGCACTGGCGAGTGCCATGCTGTTCCCGCACCGGCATCCGCAGGCCAGCCCCCCGTTCCACGTACAGATCATGGACGCGTGGCGCAGTGCTGACGAACTGGTGCTGATCGAAGCATTCCGGAGCGCGGCGAAGTCCACCCTGTCGGAAGAGCATCTGCTGATGGAGGCGTGTTTCGCCAACTTCAACTACTGCCTCATCATCGGCGAGACGTACACAAAAGCTTGTCAAAGACTTGAGGCGATAAAGAACGAAGCCGCGAAGAACATGAAGTTGCTCACGCTCTTCGGGAAGCTGACCGGGCATCGCGGGCGCCTGTGGAACGAGCACCAGTTCGAGCTTCCGAACGGTGTGCTGCTGGAGGCGCACGGGTGGGAGGAAGAACTGCGGGGCTTCAAGTGGCACGACTGGCGCCCGGACCGCGCGTACCTGGACGACATCGAGAACGAGACGATGGTGAAGGACAAGGCGGCAGTGGACGCCACCTTGAGGAAGCTCTACCTGCAACTGATCCCCGCGATGGACAAGGAGAAGCGCAAGGTACGGGTAACGCAGACACCATTGGCGGAAGACTGCCTTGTGTCGCGGCTGCGTGCGGACGACCAGTGGACGACGTTACGCTTTCCGATCTGCAACGGGGATATCGATGACCCGGCAACCGAGGCACTCTGGCCGGAACGCTTCCCGATGGAGTGGATCCGGAAGGAACGCGACCGGTACGAGAAGGCCGGGCAGCTGCGCGGGTTTCTTCAGGAACTGATGCTGATGGCGATCGGCAGTCAGGATAAACCTTTCGAAAGTGAGCATATCCGTGAAATTGCACTCGACCCTGCCCCATGGCTACCCAAAACACTGGTGGTGGACCCGGCTCGTACTGCCAGCGTCACTAGTTCTGATCGTACTGGCAGGGTTGTCTTATCACGGCTTGGCACAAGAATCTACGTGCACGCGAGTTCCGGCGAGTACTGGAAGCCGGACCAGATAATCGCGGATGCGTTTGACACGTCGCGCCGGTTTGATGATGCGAATGTGGCGATTGAAAAGAACTCCCTGGACGAGTGGTTGCTTCAGCCAATGCGCGCGGAGATGTTGCGGCGCGGGGTGAGCCTGCCGCTCAAGGCGGTGATGGCTCCACAGGATCGGAGCAAGGAAAGTTTCATCATGGGCCTGCAACCGTTCTTCGAAGCCGGGGACGTGGTGCTGGTGGGTGGGCGCGGGCAGCACGCGCAACTGGTCGCGGAGATACTCAACTTTCCTTCGGGCAAACGCGACATTCTCAACGCGCTGGCGTATGCGCAGCGTGTGTTCTCAGGAGTACCGGTCTATGAAGACTTCGGGCAGTGGAATATTGTGGATGGCTACGAACCGACTCAACGTGATGCGCTGGCGCTTTGTTTTAATGCTAGTGGATCAGAGACTACGGCTGTCCTCGTTAGTGTGGAAGGTGAGCGACTGGTCGTCATTACCGATTGGGTTTCGCCAATGGCTCCAGCAGCGGGAGTGCCGGATATTGTCCAACTTGTACGGGCTGCCTTTCCAAGGTCGCGCCTTACTGCGTGGATACCGGGTGATGTGGCAGACCAGGCGGACCGCATGCCGCTGATGACCGCCCTGCGGACGGCGAAGATGAACCCGATGCGCGGAGCCTACCCGAGCATGGCGCGCGGCGCGCTGTCGCCCATGATCCGCACGGAGATGAAGGGCAAGCGCCTGTTGCTGGTTGACAGCAACGCGCGGCAGGCGTTGAACGCCCTCGCGGGGGGTTACTGTTATCCGGTCAGCAAGACAGGGCAACTCGCGGCGGAGCCTGAGCGAGGCGCGCATCGCACGTTGCTGGAGGGGCTGGAGTCGGCAGTATTTGTGCTAACATCGCGACAAAACACCTTGCCGGAAGACCTGTCTTCTGCTACTAATCCGCAGGGTGCAACCTATTTCACATCGTTACCCCGGAGGTAATCATGGCCGTCTCCCGTACCATTGTTCCGAAAGCCCCCACGCAAAACCCGACCGCCTTCTACAAGGGCGAGCAGCAAGGCGGCACGCACGGCAAGCCGACCAGCGTTCCTGAGAAGCTTCAAGGCGGCCCGATGCGCGAGAAGATGCGCCGGAATGGTCTGTAATGGAATTCACTCATGAAGCGAACCCGGTTCGCGTGAACGCAACGCGGATTCTTGAAGTGACGGGCGCGATGTTCCGACTTGAAGATGGACGGAACTACGAAGCACAGGCGGGCATGCTTTCCCGCTATGAGCCTGTGGCTGGCGACTACCTGGTAACACAGGAAGACGGCTACGAATACTTCAATCCGAAAGACGTGTTCGAACGCAAGTACAGGAGCCTGTGATGGAAGGCAAGAAAGGCCGGATGAACCGGGTTTATACGGCCCCCGGTGTCAAGGCGTCGCCTGAAGCTATCAAGAAGGGCGGACGCTCGGAAGATCCCGGCAAGGGCAAAATGCCCATGCGCGGCGAGCGCACGTCGAAGCACAAAGCGAAGATGGGCGGCTGATCGTGGGCTATCGCGACCACCACAAGAGCGAAGGCAGCCAGGGCCGGGAGCGCGACACGCGCAAGACGCCCGGCAAGGGCGCCAAACTCCCGCCGATGGGTGCGAAGCGCAAGATTGCACCAAAGAAGAGGCCAGCATGAAAGTGTCGAAAAAGGATCGCGCCGGCAACAACGGGCGCAACTGGTCGGAGTCCGTCGAACTGCGCCACGGTGTACCGTGGGGCGGCAAGAAGACGGATACGGTGTTCGGGCGCACGTCGAAGAAGCCGGAAGAAGATGACCGGCCCGCGCGCACGCCGAAGGACCGCAACACGGGTAGCCCCCTGTCACGCAAGCTGGCCGGAAAAGTCATCGGATAATGGCGCGCAAAAAGAAAGAAGAAAAGAAGGTCGATGAGCCCGTAATCGAAACCCTCGATTCACGGGCTTTGGACGCTGAAAAGACGGGCGAAGAACTGGAGAATTTCGCGGAAGACACGGGCAGCGATGCGTATATCGACGCCTGCAAGCTCTATCCGAAGATCCAGAAGTGCTACGAGAACAAGCAGCAGCAGTCCGACTGGGTTGAAGAATACTGGAACATCTACAATGCGCGCCCCGACGAAAACCAGCAATATACGGGTAACAGCCAGTGCTACATACCGGCTGTCCGAGACGCTATCAACGCTCGTTGCAAGCGAACTCTCGCCACCTTATTTCCCGCCAATTACAAGCACGTCGACGCTGTCGGACCTGCAAGCGTTACGCCATTCCCTACTCTCGCACTTCTCGAACACTACATTCGTAAGACGAACCTGAAAGACATCGTTCGCGCGGATCTGCTGTCAGGTGACGTGACGGGGCAGTGGTGCCTTTACGTGGACTGGATGAAGACCACGCGCCGCATCACGGAACTCGTGAAGAAACCGCCAATCCTGACGGACGAAGCCGCAGGCGTCGAGGCGGAAGACATCACCGTTGAAGAAGAGTGGGACGTTGAAGAGAAAGAGATTGTTGACGAGATGCCGGACATCACACCGATGGCCGTTGATGATCTTGCTGTCTACCCGCCAACCGTGAACGACATTGAGCGCGCGACCGCTACGGCGGTAAGGCTGCGCCTGTCGAAGGAATCCGTCCAGCAGTTCATCGATGAAGGTGTCTTCGTCGGCTGGAACGCGAAGGAAATCATGGACAACCTGAACGAACCGGATGGCGGTCGTCAGAAACGCGTTCCGAACAAGCGACGCACGGCGGACGCGGGCGTGCGCACGGAAGGCACGTACAAGTACGCGCTGATCTACGAAGTGCACACGAATCTGGAGCTGGAGGAAGGCCGGGGGAAAGAGCCCTGCTTCGTCTATTACGCCGGCCCTGAAATCATTCTCGGCATCATCCGTAACCCGTTCTGGTCGAAGAAGCGCCCGATCATCACGGCCCCCGTGGAGCGCATCCAGGGGACTATCTACGGCATTTCGCGTGTAGAACCCGTCAAGTACCTTCAGTGGAACTTGAACGACTACTGGAACATGGGGCAGGACAGCGCGCAGTACGCGCTTCTGCCTATCGTGATGACCGATCCGCTCGCTAACCCCAACTATCAGTCAATGGTGATGGGCCTCGCCGCCGTGTGGCTGACCGATCCGCAGAAGACGCAGTTCGCGCAGTTCCCGGCCATCTACAAGGATGCCGTCGCACTCTGCCAGGCAATCAAGGCGCAGATCAACGAGAGCATGGAAGTGAACGACGCCATGCTCGGCAAGATGCCGGCGGGCCGGAAGAATCAGGCGCAGGCCGCCGCACAGGCGCAGGAACAGCAGTCGAACATCATCGACCACGCGAAGCGGTACGAAGGGTGCATCCTGAATCCGCTGCTGGAACGTATGTTCGAACTGGACCGCCAGTTCCGCACGAAGGAACTGACCGTGGTGACGATGGGCGAAGTCGGCGCGCGAGCGAAGCAGGAAGAGATTCCCGTCCAGGCGTTCAACGAGCGCTACTTCTTCCGCTGGTGCGGCACGGCATACCAGACGGGCATGCAGCGCATGCAGCAGATGATTGCGTGGATGAACGTGCTACGCGGCATCCCGCCACAACAGCTGGACGGCAGACGCCTGAACGTGGGCCCGATTCTGGAGATGGGAACCGAGCAGATTTTCGGACCGGAAGTCGGCCCGCGCATCCTGATCGATGAGCGCAACCTGTTCCACGTCGAGCCGTCTGATGAAAATCTGATGATGCACAACGGCTTGCCGGCGGAAGTCCATCCGGCGGATGACGACCAGCGACACATCGCGGAGCATATGCGCGGCGCGACGCTGACTGGCGATCCGCAAGGCTTGTTCCGCGCGCACATTCAGGCACATCAGCAGGCGATGAACCAGAAGATGCAGAAACAGCTTGGCGCGCCGCAGGGGCAACCCGGCGTACCGGGCGGCGCGGGTCCGGGGGTAGCAGGAACGCCGCGCCCTGGCGCGCAACCGGGGGTACCGCGTCCCCAGCAACCGGCGGGAGCAGTCCATCCGGACCAGGTGCAGGACCCGCAGATGGGGCCGCGATGAAAGACTTCTGCGCACGCGTCACGCCGTGGGGCACAATACAGACCGGGAGCCAGTTCGACTCCCTGTCGAAGTTCGAACAGAACGCGGTACTGGCTCATGAGCGCGGGCACCTGCATCACAGGCACGTGCGCACGCGGTTGCTATGGTTCGTGACGCTGCGCGCGTTCTTCCAGACGGAAAAGTTCTTCGCGATGTGCGAGGCGCAGGAACTGGAGGCAGACCAGTACGCCAAGACATGCGGCTACGGGCCGGGACTTGTAACGTATCTCCTGACGCACTGCCCCGGCGGGCGCCCGTCGATAAGCAAACGGTTAAGGGCACTTCATGGCTGACCAGTTCCTGATTATTCCGTACCGGGTGCGCAGCGCGGGCACCGACGTGCCGCCTGAAGAAGTGCAGGCCGGTATCAACTCGCTTGCACAGCAGACGACGGTAGCACTGAACACCATCGTGGCGGCAGGGCCGCAGGGGCCGGCGGGCGGCGATCTTTCCGGAACCTACCCGAACCCGACTGTCTCAGCGGTGCACGCGACTTCCGGCACGATGTCAGGCGTCGCGGTTACAGGCGGCACGATCAACAACACACCAATCGGCGGCACGACACCGAACACGGTGGCGGGTACCAGCCTGTTCGCAAGTGGCGGCGCGATTCCGGCGGTTACCGCCACGGGTACGCAGGTTTATAACAGCCCGAATCCGACCGTCCAGTTTATCGACTCGATCCGCAGCGCGAACAACAAAAACGCGTTCATCACGTGGGGAAGCACGGTTCTGGCGTTCGGTTTTGCCAACGACGCGTTTGGCAGTTTCGTGAACGCGCTGAACATCACGGGCGGCCAGGCATCCGGCATCAGCGGTATCACGTCCAGCAGCGGTACGGGCGCATGGGCTCACACGGGTGGGTTCAGCGCGACGGGCGGCATTAACAGCACGGCTGTCGGCGCGACGACACCTTCCACGGGCGCGTTCACTACGCTCACCGCTTCAAGCGGTATCAACAGCACGAATATCGGGGCGACAACGCCCGGTACAGGTTCTTTCACGACACTGGCCGCGAGCGGCGCGGTTAGCGGCGCAGGTTTCACGGCGCGTTTCGCCTCCCCTGGCCCTATTGGGAACACGGCGGCGAGCACGGGCGCGTTCACCACGCTAAGCAGCACGGGCACGTTCACGCCGGACCAGTTAAACGGTATTGTCGGCACGACCACGAACAACAACGCGAACGCGGGCAGCGTGGGCGAGTACGCGACGAACACGAACAGCGGGAACGCGATGTCGTCGGGTGTTCCGCAAAACGCCACGAGTGTTTCGCTAACCGCAGGAGATTGGGACGTGGAAGGGTCCGTCCAGTATCTTCCGGCGGCAACGACAACAATGTCCGCGTGGCTTACGGGTATCAGCACGACCTCTGCTACTTTCGCTGCCGTAGGCACTCTTCAGGCCGTACAGGGCGTGACTACCGCAGCAAATCAGGCGCAGCATCAATGCACGCCACGCGTACGAATCAGCCTTACAACTGCGACAACTGTATTTCTCGTCGCCAATGCGGTATTTGCCACGAGTACGCTAACGAATAACGGTTTTATCCGCGCGCGGCGCGTACGTTGACTTTTTGAAACAAACGCTATATAACCGGCGAAAGCCTAATCAGGGGAATACCATGCGAAAAATCCTTACCGCCGAGATGCTCGGCACAATGTTCCCTGGTATCCAGGGCGCGGTTCCGGTCATCGCGGACAACGGCTCTATGCCGGATCAGATCAGTCTGATTAACGCGATCCTGTCGCAAAACCCGTGGCAGGCGACGGTGTTCAATACCGCGACCAATACGGCAAGCTTTACTGCGACGCAATCGCAGATCATGGGTGCCGAGGAGACGGTCCTGTCTCTTACTGGCGCAGCGGGCGCAGGCGTAGCGCTCACCCTCCCGACAGTTGCCGTCCTTCTTGCAACTCTCACGCCGCAGCAAGGCGTGACGGGTTCTTCTGTAGGTCTCCGGATTCTGAATAGCACGGGCCAAACGGTCACGGTCACAACCGCCGCAGGCTGGACGCTCAGCGGTACGATGACCATTGCGACGGCCACGGCGCGTGACTTTATCGTTACGATCACCAACGCGGCAACGCCCACGGCCACTATCCAGAACATCGGCGGCTTCACGCTGCTGTAAGGAACCCAAGTGAACAAGCTGCTTAAAAAACTCTTAGGCCTTCTTTTTCCGGGGATTGACGGAGAAACGGACGATGATCCCCTACCTGATGACCTTCCTGCATCTGATTCCAGTGATGATGATGATCTGGATCTGCCTGCTGATGACCTTCCTGACGATCCTCCTGCACGGGCCACATCGCGCCGCGATGATTCTGCTGAGCGTCTGGCTCGCCTGGAAGCTGAAGTCGAACGCCGTGGCCGCCTTGCAGCGGAAGCGCGCCTTTCGAGTCAGCCTGCGCCCGTAGACGCGGAGTACCAGCGCGAGGAAGAACGCCTGCGCAGTGCGGACACGACGGAGATGGAACGCTGGCAGATTCAGGCGAACCGCACGCTGCGCGACACGCAACGCCAGGCGCAGCAGGCCATGTTCCAGGCGCAAGACATGTCGGACCGTGCGCGCTTCGAGTCGAAGATTGCGAGCGAACCGCGCCGAGCGAAGTACACGGAGCGGGTGGAAGAAGAAGTACAGAAGGCACGTCAGCGCGGTCAGCAGGCTTCGCGCGAGGATGTGTACTACTGGATGCTCGGTAAGGACATTGCTGAAGGCAAGCTTAAGGCAAAGCCCAAGTCGTCCGCACCGGCAGTGCCGCGCGGGAAGTCGGCAGGAGTTCGCAGTGATGTACCGGCACGTTCGGGGCGCTCGGATCAGGACAAGCGTCGTGAGCGTCTCGCGAACACGAATATTTAACCACGAAGAGGAAACCATGCGATACCTCAAAAAATTGGGCCTCTTGTGGGCCTCGCTGTTCCCGGGCATTACCAACCAGTCCACCAGCTTTACGGCGGACGTTGAAGCGTACATTCAGGAAGAAGTCGAACCGCTCGCGCGCCGCCAGCTGGTCGCGTACCAGTTCGGCAAGCCGCTGAAGCTGGACACGAACCGTGGCACGACGTACACGGCTTCGCGCTACCAGCGCTTGCCGCTGCCGTTCGCGCCGTTGCAGGAAGGCGTTGCGCCCCCCGGCGAAGCGATGACGCTGCAACAGGTTTCGGCCACGGCCCAGCAATGGGGCGACCGCGTTATTATCACGGACGTTGCCAACCTGACCATCAAGCACCCGCTGTTCCAGCAGGCATGCGAACTGGTCGCGCTGCAACTGCCGGAAACGCTGGAACGCAATACGTTCAACACGCTTCTCGCCACGACGCAGGTGAACTACGCGAACGGCAAGGCGTCGCGCGCGAACCTGCTGGCAACCGACGTGATGACACCGCACGAAACGAACCGCATCGTCGGTTCGTTCCTCACGTACGGCGTCCCGCGCTTCATGGGCGACGAACGCGAAGACATGATGATCGAAGCGGGCGCGTATCGCGATCCGTCGAAGTCGCCAGCGGTCATGCAACACTACATCGCGCTCATCCATCCGCTGTCGGCGCAGGACATGCGCGAGAACACGACGGTGGTGAACGCGTGGTCGTACAGCGATGTGAACCGTCTGTACAACAACGAACTCGGGCCCTTCAACGGCGCACGCTTCGTTGAATCGAACATGATGCCCTACTGGACGGGAGCAGCCGCCATCCAGGGTACGGCATCGGCGTCGGGCGGCACGCTGGCAACGAATGCCGGCTACCAGATCATCGTGACGGCTTCGCCCGCGCAAACGTCGGTCGAACAGATCATCTATCAGGTTTCGAACGCCATCAGCGTCACGGGCCCCACGGGTTCGATCTCGGTCGTGATCCCGAACGTGCCGAACTACGTGTTCAACGTGTATATCGGTACGTCGGCCACGCCGTCGAATCTGGCAACGGCAATCGGTAACGGTGTTCCCGTCACCGGTCCGCTGGCGGGTCAGGCTACGCAGCTTCTGCCGAACCAGACGGTTACGCTGACGGGTATTGGCGTCGCGCAAACGCCGCCGGCGGCTCCCGCCACGGGCGTGAGCGTGTTCCCGACCATCTTCATCGGCAACCACTCGTACGGCCAGGTGTTGCTCGAAAACCCCGAGTTCCACTACCTGACGGGCGCTGACAAGAGCGATCCGCTCAACCAGACGCGCGTCGTATCATGGAAAGTGTTCTACGGTTCGATCATCCTGAATCAGGCATTCCTCGCACGTGTGGAAGCCGGTTCCGCCTTCACGCCGGGTTATACTGCCGGTACCGTGACCACCCCGTAAGGAGTTAGTTGATGCCCCCGCGCACGCCTAACGCCCCCTCGCAAGAGGGGGTTTTTGAAGATGACGACAAGCCGGAAGTTACCGGCGCCGAAACCCCGGAACAGCTTAAAGCCCGCATCGCGGCGCTTGAAGCCGAACTGGCGAAATCGACCGCCGGTCGGTTGATCGCGGAAGAAGAATCCGCGCGTCTGTCTGCTCAGGCCCAGTCGTCGCTCTTTACCGCCAACGTGACGGAGCGTTTCTCGCGCCGCACGGAAGATGGAAAAGACCTCTGGTGGTATCGCATCGATCTCGCGCCGTGCGGCGGCATCGATATCCGCCTGAACGGTCAGCAGTACGTGCATGGCACGACGTATGAATTCAGTACGGACGTGTTGCGCAGCGTGAAGGAAATCGTGGCCCGCACCTGGGATCACGAAAACAACATCAGTGGCGCAAACGAAAACGCCTACAAGGTGGCTCAAGACCGCGTGCTGCGCGGTGGCGACCGCCGTCGATAAGAGGAAACGATGAACGAACATACCGTACTGGGAAACTTCCAGATCAACTTGCCCGCGCCGAACGGCGCTTCCGTTTCGATCAGCAGCTATGTGATCGAAGGCGAGACCCCGGAAGGTTTGAATGAACGGATGGATGTCTACCGCGAAGCCCTTCTTCGCCAGCAGGCGATTCTGGAAATCCCTGTGCTCGAAAAGGCTATCGAGGCGCAGGTGAAGATGCTCGAAGATCACCGCAAGGCGTACGCGGATCTGCTGGAACGCTCAAAGGCAAAGTACAAGTTGACGAGTCAGGAACAGGCGCAGATGACGAATCTGCCCGTCCAGATCAAGCAGATCGAGAAGTATCTCGATGAAGGCAAAGCGAAAATCGCTTCTGTGAAGAAGGCGGCGTAATGGCTTACCTCCAGGCCCAGCAGATTGTTTCCTTGGCGTGCACCATCGCCAAGTGCCCCGGCTATGTCCAGCAGGGCGGGCAGTTTCTGAACATGGCCCTGGAGGACCTCTGGTTGCACCGTGACCTGAAGATCAACCGGGTCATCGAATTCATCACTGTGCAGGCAAACAACTTCGGGCCGTTCACGCTCCCGTTGAACTATCTGCGCACGTACGATCTGTTCTTCGAACAGAACAATCTGCCGTACTTCCTGAATCCGATCAGCACGGAGGAGTACGACCAGGAGTTTAAAGACCCGTCGATCGCGAACTATCCGTACGAGTTCATGACGATCCTCGTGGACGAGACAACGGCTATCGCTCAGAACAGTTCGGGCACGCTGTTCATCTACCCGCAGTCGTCCGGCCAGATCACGCTGACGCACCGTTACATGGTGAAGCAACCGGACATCACGGCTCCGGAAACGTCGCCCGTGATTCCGTGGTTCCCGGACCAGGATTACCTAATCAAGGCAACGGCGGCGCGGCTGATGGACATCACGGACGACACGCGGCGCGAGAGCTTCCTCGCGCAGTGCGACGCGATGTTGCGTATCCATCTCATCATGGAAGGCGATGAACAGCAGGTGGTGAAGTCCGTGCGCCTCGATCCGCGACGCTTCCACACGAACCGTACGCTTAAGCCGACCAAAATCACCGACTAGGGGGCCCTGTGGGAATTCGCAATGGGTACCCGATGCGTTTTACGCCGAAAGGTTTGTGCGATGCATTCGACGCAACGGACGCTTTCCCCGGCGCGTGTCAAGCGCTAAGCAATCTCATTTTCGATCAGGGCAACCCGGAAATTGTTGTCTCACGCCCCGGCGTGGGCGCAGCGCTGACGACGTTTGGCAGCTTCACGGCACCGACATTCGTGTCCGTGCAGGTGTCTATCGGAACGATGATTTACGGAATGGTATCGACCGCGCGCAATCCCGGTTTCGATGAACCGTTCGCCTATAACAGCCTGACGAACACGTTCGTAACAATCTCAGGCGTGGTAGCGGGCAACGTGCCGGCCTCCCCCGCCACGTCGGGCGCGTGGACGCCGCCGACAATGGCTGTCGTCAGCACGAAGATTCTCGTGACGCATCCGGGGTTTAGCGGGACAGGTACGAACTTCTTCGGCGTGATCGACATCACGAACCCGGCGGCACCGGCCTGGAGTTCTACCGATCTGACCACAAACCCGATGGGCAAAGTCCCTACGGCTGTTGCGAACTACAACAACCGCGCGTACTTCGCCTACAACAGCAACCATCTGGCGCTGAGTGATGTGCTCGCGCCGACTGTGCGCACGAACGCCTCTCAGGATCTGACGATAGGCGACACGACGCTGATTACCGCGTTGTCCGGCCTGCCGCTGACTACTACGTCTTCGGGCGTGCTCGGCGCACTGGCAGTGTTCAAGATCTCGCAGATCTGGCAGGTATCGGGCGATCCCGCCACGAATAACCTGTCGTTGAATTACATCACGCTGACCACGGGTAGCGTCGCGCCGCGTAGTATCGTCCCCTCGCCTTTCGGGATCATCTTTGCAGGCGTAGACGGGCCTTACGTGGCCAGTTACGCGGGGACGGTAGGCCCCCTGTCTAAAACGCCGGGGCAGGGCGGTATGTCGGACGTGCAAGTCCCGTTCCAGAACGCGACGACTCCTTCCCGGATCGCAGCCTCTTATTCCGGGAACATCTACCGGATATGCATCCCGACAGTGATTCAGGGCATCGCGCAGACAAACGACTACTGGTACGACATTCGACGCCTGCGGTGGACGGGGCCGCACACGTTCACCTACGATTGCGCTTCGCAAGTCGGGAATTACTTCATCCTGTCGGGAGCCGACCACGGGGCGGCGCTGTTCAAGAGCGACAGCATCCCCGGTCTGAACGATGTGTACAACGACGCGGGAACGAACCTGACGAGTCACCTGAAGTCGTCCACATTCCCGAAGACGAATCACATGCGCCAGTTGCAGGTAGTGCAATCGACGCTTGAGCTGTCGGCTTCCGGCGCGGCGGTGAACTACAACATCACGGCGGTGGACGATCAGGGCAACACGCTCGGCTCGACGTTCATCATGACGCAGGCGCAGCAGACGATATGGGGCGCTTTCTCATGGGGCGGCGCGTTGTGGACCAGCAACACGAAGGTGCCACACGTGTACACGCTCGCGTGGAAGGCGCCGTTGAATTTCCAGAAAATGGCAATCGATGTTCTGGCGACCAGCGCTTCTGCGCTGTCAATCGGCACGTTCTACGCCGAATACCAGGACACGGGATTACTGAACGCGGGGTAACGACATGGCTATCATCGGCATCTTGCCGGTAACACTCCAGAACGGCACGACGGCGGACGCCACACAGGTTATGTCGGACTTCAACTTCATCGTGAACCAGGTGAACGCGAACGCGCTTCCGACTTCCTTCGTCGCGCCGGGAACGCTGCTTAACGTCCAGACGTTCACGGTTAGTGGCACGTACACGCCGTTTTCAGGCGCCACGAAAGCATGGGTGCGCGCTATCGCGGGCGGCGGCGCGGGCGGCGCGACAGTTCCTACCGGCCCTGGTCAATGCGCGGCGGGCGGTGGCGGCGGCGCAGGAGCCTACGGTGAACTGTACGTCTCGACGGGCTTGGCTACGACCACTATCACTATCGGCCTCGGTGGTCTTGCCAATCTCGCTCCCGCAGGCGGCAGCGGCGGCAACACTTCATTCGGTGCGCTTCTGGTCTGCGTCGGCGGCACAGGGGGCACGCAGGGCGGCGCGGGGTCCGGCTCAGCGGGAGGGTTCAACTCCGGCAACGGCGGCACGGGCGGCAACTGTTCCGGCTCCGGAAACATTATCGTGAACGGGCGCGGCGCCACGGGGGGTACGGGGGTGGGTTTCACTACCGCGTACGTCCAGAACGGCCTTGGCGCTAATAGCATGTGGGGCTCCGGCGGCGATCCGTTCAACAGCGGTGCGGCGCGCGGGTTTGGTTCCGGGGGTGTCGGCGCGGGTGTCGGGCAGAACTCGGCGGCGGCGCAAGGGCAAAACGGCGCACCGGGTTTGATGATAATTTTCGAGTTTGCATAAAAATGTGCTATTCCGGGGAAAAATATGGACCAGCGAACGCTCACCGAGGGCGATGTCAAGGCAATCGTAGATGAACTGGAGCGGCGCGCGGCGCAGCGTTTCCAGCTGAATATCGGAAAGGGCGTTCTCTCCCTGGTGTGGAAGGCGTGTTTTTATCTCATACTCTGGCTTGCGGCTTACGGTGCGGCTGGCGGATTCGGGAAGTTCTTTAAATAGGAGCAACATCATGTCGTTTTGGGATCAGATCGAAGCAGATTACAACGCGGTAATCACGAGCGCCGACAGCGTAGCAACGAAGCTGGCTAACCTGGTCGGCATCCAGACGCGCGCTCAGGAAATGACGACGCTCACCAACCAGTTCACGGCGATCATCGACGACGGCGCGAAGGCGACGCCGGACAAGGTGACGGAACTCCTGACACTGGTGGGCAAGCTGTGATTCCGGAAGAGTTAGCAGCCTGTCTTGGGATTCCTCTCGCTCGCGCGCAAACGTGGGCTGATCCGCTGTCTGCGGCAATGGCGCTTTATGCGATCAATTCGCCTAAGCGCCAGGCTGCGTTCCTCGCGCAGATCGGTCACGAATCCGGACGCCTGATTTACGTTCGCGAACTGTGGGGGCCGACGCCCGCGCAGGAGCGCTACGAAGGCCGCGCGGATCTCGGCAACACCGAGAAGGGCGACGGGTTCAAGTTCCGGGGCCGAGGCCTGATTCAGGTGACGGGCCGCACGAACTACCAGCGTTGCGGAGACGCACTGGTCCTGCCGCTTACGGATCACCCGGAACTGCTGGAACAACCCGGCAACGCTGCGCAATCTGCGGCATGGTTCTGGAACACGCACGGCCTGAACGTATCGGCGGACGTGATGGACTTCGAAGGTATCACAAAGGTCATCAACGGCGGGCTGAACGGGTATGACGACCGCGTGAACCTGTGGAAGATGTGTTGCACGACGCTCGGCGTCGGCGACGGCTACTGGAGTGAGTCATGGCACTAGACCCTATCACCGCCGGGATGGATCTGGCGCAAACCGTAGTCTCGCGCATCTGGCCGGACAAGTCGCAGCAGGAACAGCAGCAACTTGCCGCCGTCCTGAGCATGATCCAGGGGCAGATGGACGCGAACAAGGCGCAGGCGTCCAATCCGTCCGTCTTCGTGTCGGGCGCTCGCCCCTTCATCATGTGGGTATGCGGCATCGCGTGCGCGTGGAACTGGATTGGAATTTCGGTTGCCAAGGCGGTGTGCGCGATCCTGCAATATCCGATCGTCCTGACGCCTGCCGACACGTCGGAAATGATGCCGATGCTGACCGCGCTGCTGGGTCTCGGCGCGTACCGCACGGTAGAGAAAATCAAGGGCGTTGCCCGTAACAGCCTGGTAGATGCTCAATGAGGAATCTTGTAAAAATCGCAGCAGGAATCGACACGGCGCCGATGCTTCTGGAGATTGCGCGCCAGCCGAAACTGTGGAACCGGCATACGGTCAGGAAGACCGCGCCGGAGACTCCGCACGCGGCAATGGATGATATCTGGTTGCGGTACAACGATGAAAAGCCGTTCAAGGAATCGGGCGACTATTCGAAGTTCAATGACGAACACGACGCGAAGTTCTACCCGGAATGGTTCGCGCTGCCATCCCTCCACCAGATCGTGTTCGATCTCGCACACCGGGTGCGCGCGGTGCGGATTGGCGGTGTGATGATTACCCGCATCCCGCCGGGAGGCAGGATAGAACCCCACGCGGACGACGGCTGGCACGCGAAGTACTACAATACCAAGCTATACGTGGTTTTGCAGTCGAATCCGCAATGCGTGAACCGCGTGGAAGACGAGCGGGTATCGATGGCGCCGGGCGAAGTCTGGTACTTCGATAACCTGAAAGAACACGAAGTCGTGAACGACGGGCCGGACGACCGGATCACGCTGATTATCTGCCTGCGGTGCGAGCGATGATAAAGCACCACTTCTCAGCCGGCGGTGTGTACGCGCGCGAACAGACACTGGCAGCGGGGCAGGAAGTCGAAAAGCACGCCCACGACTACGACCACCTGAGCTATCTCGGCGCGGGCTCCGCACTGGTGGAAGTGGACGGCGAAATGGAAGTTCACCACGCGCCGTGCATGCTGGAAATCAAGGCCGGAAAGAAGCACCGGATTCAGGCACTAACAGACATCACCTGGCTCTGCATTCACTCGGAAGCGATAGCGGACCCGGACATCGATAAGGAGTAAATCATGCCTTGGGGAGTCGCAGCAGGCGTTGCCGCATCTGTCGCAGGGTCGGCCATCTCTGGCGCAATATCGCCATCCAGTTCCGGCGGCAGCGGAGGCGGGGGAGGTTACTATGTTCCTACCGGTCTTCAGCCCGCCGACCAGCAATGGCAGCAGATCCAGAACCAGAACTTCAACAAGTACATGGGGTACGACCTCGATCAGTACGGTTTGGGCTCCCTGTGGAACGGCATTCAGGCTGGCCAACAGTACGCCCCCGCGTTGCAGAACGCGGCGAATCAGGCCGGCAACCAGTACGGCGCCTTGGGCAACCAGTTGACGGGCGCCGCCGGCCAGCAGTTCGGCGCGCAACAGGGTTTGCTTCAGGCCGGTCTGAACACGTACAACACCGCGCTCGATCCGCAGAACGCGCTTTACGCTCGCACCGCGCAGCAGTTGCAAGACCAGACTGGCGCCACGAACTCGATGTACGGGCTCGGCGCTTCCGGCGCGGGTGCGGGGATTGCGAATCAGGCGCTGTCGAACTTTAATATTGATTGGCAGAACCAGCAGTTGCAGCGGCAGTTGTCCGGACTCCAGGGGTACGGGCAGGCTGTCGGTCAGGCAGGGCAGGCAGCGGGGCAAGCGGGCGCGCTCGGTGGTGCTGGTGCAGGCTATACGCTGCAAGGTGGTCAATTGCCTTACGATACTGCGCAGAGCATCGCAGCGAACCAGGGGCAACTTGCGAACACGTTCGGGCAGTTCCTGAACCAGAACGTGTACGGTCCGGGACAAGCGATCCAGGGGCAATACATCCCCTACGCGAACAACGGTCAGGGGGCGCAAGCCGTGCCCTATCAGGCTCAGGCGCAGGGTGCGGGCGCCGCTGGCGCGCTCGGTGGGCAGGCAATCGGACAAGGCATCAGTGGCTTGGGCAGCGCGTACCAGAACGCCGGGAGCTGGGGCAACCTGTTTGGCGGTACTACCGGCTCCTTCGGCGGTGGCGACTTCAGCGGCGCGTTCACGTCGAACCCCTATTACAGCGGTGGCGGTAATAGCTACGGCTTTACAATGTAAGGAGGCGTCATGGCAGGACTCGCGGGGCTTCCCTACTTCATCCAGTACCAGGGGCAATTGCAGCAGCAGGAACAGGCAAAGCAACAGCAGCAAATGCAGATGCTCCAGTTCCAGCAGGCGCAACAGGACCGGCAACGTCAGCAGGCCGCACAGGCCGCAGCGGGTAACGCTTTGCCCCAACTCCTGGCAGGCGGGATGCCCGCACAGCAACCGCAGTTCCCGCCTCCCCCGCAGCCTCCCGCACCGGGTCAGGCGTCGCAGCCTATGCAGCAACCGCAAGGCGCGGCACCGATGCCGGGCATGGGTCCGGCGCCGGGTGGCGTGCAGCCGCCGTTGCCCCCCGGCGGTATTCCGCAAGGTGCGCAGCAACAGCCGATTCCGCCTTTCCGCCCGATGCCGACCACGCCGCCCCAATCCGTCGCGGCGCCGCAAGGCGCGATTCCCGCGCCGCCGGCGCAGGCTGCGGCAACCGCCCCCCAACAGGGCGGCGGACCGCTTTCGCTTCAGGGCGCGGTGAAGGTGCTTCAGGATCAGGGTCTGTCAGGTTCTGACCTCATGGCCGGACTCGCGCAGTTGACTCCGGTTCTCGATTCGGCATCGAAAGCGCAGGCAGCGCAACTGCAACAGCAATTCAACAACGAGCTGAAGTTGCAGGCGGTACAGGATCGACACGACGCGCTGGAGCAACGCCGCGAGGCAGCGCAGCAGGCGTCCGAAGACCGGCGCCTGAGTATCCAGCAGCGCACCGACGCTACGCGTGAGTCTGCCGCGCTGCGCGGTGAGTCAATCGCGCTTCGCAAACAGCAGGTAGCACTGAGCAATGGTGACGACGCGAAGTTCTCGCCGGACGACCTGAAGTTTCTGGCGGAACAGGCCCGCCAGGGGGACACGTCCGTCTACCAGAACCTTGGGCGCGGCGCGCAGGGCGCGAAGAACATCATTGCTCTGCGGCGCGAGGTCATGCGACAGACGCGCGAAGCGGGCGAGACGGGCGCCGACATCGCGGCGGCCAACGCCGGATTCCAAGGGGAGAAGGCAGCAGCGCGCACAGGCGCCACGCGCGCCGCGAACATCGGCATGGCGGTATCGGAAGCGAAGAACACCTTCCCGCTGGTCCGTCAGGCGTCTGCCGCGCTGCCGCGTACGGAGTTTGTGCCAGTCAACCGCGCTTTGCAGGCCGCGCAGACGAATACGGGCGATCCGCGCGTCGTGGCGCTCGGTACGGCCATTAACACGTCGATCAACGCCTACGCCCGCGCGATCAGCCCGACAGGCGTCCCGACCGTGGCCGACAAGGAGCACGCACGCGAACTGCTGTCCACGGCCAGTACACCGGATCAGTTGAACGCCGTGCTGAATGTGATGGAAAAGGAAATGGCGGCGGCACAGAAGGCACCGACCGAAGTCATGGCGCGCCAGAAGGCGCGGATCAGCGGTCGCGCGGAGCCTACCGAACCCGGTACGGGCGGACCGGCAGTCGGAACCGTGGAAAGTGGTTATCGCTTCAAGGGCGGTGACCCGGCTTCCCCGTCCAGTTGGGAGCGTGTGCAATGAACCCTTGGGAAAAGTACGCATCGCAGGCCGCGCCGGAAGGCGGTGCGCCTGTCGCGCCGTGGGAGAAGTACAAGCAACAGGCGGCGCCTGCCGCGCCGCTTGACCGCCTGCCGCCGGAAACGTCACCGACTGCCCAACCGCAAAAGAACGCCGACGACATCGCGCACCGCATCCTGGGGCTCGGCGAAGCCGGTCTATCTGCGGCCACGGGTGCAGTGGGCGGCGCTGCCGGCCAGTTGTACGGCATCGGCAAGACATTGACGAGCGGCAAATACGGCACGCAAGCCGGGATTCAGGAGGGGGAGCGCGCGGGCGTGGATCTCGCGAACAAACTCACCTACCAGCCGCGCACGCAGACCGGCCAGCAGCTTACGGAAGGCGTCGGCAAGGCGTTGGAAACGTCCCGGCTTCAGGGTTTGCCTGTTGAAGGCGGGATGATAGGACGCATTCCGGAAATTCCGGGTGCGGCTTTGCGGACTGCGGAAGGCGCGGCGGATATCAACCGTGCAGTTGGCCGGACGGCTGCGGCGCCTGCACGCGCCCTCGGGCGTGGCGCAGTGGGCATGCTTCCGCCATTGGAACCGGAAACGCAGGCGCTGGCTCGCCAGGCGCATGAACTCGGTTTTCGTCTCAGCCCCCATGAGGTGTATGGAAGCAAGTACGGAAAGTACGCGGGCGAACTGGCGCAGGAGAATCCGCTTATTGCAACGAATCGCGAGTTCAATCAGCGCATGTTCAACCACCAGCTTGTGTACCAACTGGGCGGCGAAGGCGACAAGTTGACCCGGCGCGTCTTCAACCAGGCGATGAACCGTTCCGGAAGCACTATCGGTGACATTGCAGCGTCGCATAACGTGCCGTTCAACGAAGACCTGGTAAACCGCCTATCCGGCCATGTGGCGGAGGCTCAACGGTTCGGGTCCGGCGACGTAGAACGCGTTGTGCGCGGCTATGTGGATGAGATAACCGACCTGTCGCGCAACGGCGAACTTCCGGGGCAAGCCTTCCGGCGCATTAACACGCGTCTGAACAATCATATCCGGGGGGCGGGCAATAACGGAGACTTGCGCAATGCATTAGGCAATCTGCAAGACGATTTGCAGGACGCGTTCACTGCGCAACTGACTCCCGAAGAGCTTACCCGATACAACACCGCACGTCGCCAATACGCGGTAGGCAAAACGCTTGAACCACTGGTCGCGAAAGCGGTAACCGGAGACGTGGCCCCGGCTTCGCTACTCGGCGCGATAACACGCACGCAAGCGGGGAAGTCTGCTGCTGCGCGCGGCGCAGCGGGCGAACTCGGAACCCTGGCCGACATCGGACAAAGGTTCCTCAAGTCGCAACCCTCCAGCGGTACGGCGGAGCGTTCCGTCATGCAGAACCTGATGACGCATCCTGTAGGTTCTCTGGCGGCAGGCGCTACGGCGGCGGCAACGTCTCCGCTAGCGGCAGCCTACAACCGCTTGGGCCCACGTGTGACGCAGCAACTGATAGACAGACCGCCAGTGCAGCCGCCCCCACTTCAGCCGTGATCTACGCGCTTTTTGGCGTCGAGAATCATGCTAACCGGTATCATGGCCACGTAAAGAATCAATGCGCCCTTGATGATCTCTGATAGGGAAAACGTGAATAGCGCGTAGATGATTGCGGCAAAGGGAGCGAGAAACGATCCGATTGCAAAAAGAGCAATCAGAGCGAGTAGGGAGAAGCCAAGGAATTTCACGTCCGTCTCCTTTAGTCGTACTTTCCGCTGATGAGGCGAGCGGCATAGATGGAGCAAAGCAGGTGCATATCTTTGGCGTTCGGATTGTTCAGATAGTGACGAAGGCTTAACATGACGATTGCGGTTTTAGACATGGTGATCTCCCAGGTAGTTACGACCACTATAGCAGATGCAAAATGAAAATACTAGTAATCGATGTCGGTTCGAACGCGCTTGACCTGTGCATGCGCTGGCAGATGCAAGGACATGAGGTACGTTGGTACGACAAACCGCGTCCTGACGGCACGGACAGCCACGCGGGTGAAGGGTTCGTCACAAAGATCCGCGATTTCAACGAGCTTCGCAAGAAGTGGATCGGATGGGCGGATCTCATCTACACGCCTGACAACACGCACTATCTCGACCTGCTGGAACCCTTCCGGCGTATCGGGTACCCCATCTTCGGTTGCAATCTGGATGCCGTTGAATGGGAGCTCGACCGCGAGATAGGCCAGAAGGTCATGGAAGATTGCGGCATGCCGTGCATCGATGGCAAGACGTTCCACGACTACGACTCAGCTATCGCCTACGTAAAAAAGCAGGGTAAAGCGTTTGTCTCCAAGCCGTCCGGTGACGGCGAGCGGGCAATGTCCTATGTTGCGAACTCGGCGGCGGATCTGGTCTACATGCTTCAGCGCTGGAAAACAGTCCCTAAATACGTCAAATCGGCCAAAGAAGACGGATTTATTCTCCAGGAGAAGATTGACGGGATGGAGATGGCCGTGGGCGGGTGGTTCGGGCCTGCTGGATGGTCCGAAGCAGGATGGGTTGAGAACTGGGAGAATAAGAAACTGATGAACGGCGATCTCGGCGTGAATACGGGCGAGATGGGCACTACTGTGCGCGTCGTGAAGAAGTCGAAACTGGCTGACCAGGTACTCAAGCCGGCTACAGATCATCTCCATCGCGTGGGGTACATCGGCTACGTTGATGTGAACTGCATGATAACGCACGATGGAACCCCCTATCCGTTGGAGTGGACGATGCGCGACGGCTGGCCGATCCGCCACAACCTTACCGCGTTGATCGAAGGCGATCAGGCCCAATGGATGCTCGATCTGGTGAACGGGCGCGACACGCTGAAGGTGAAGACCGATGTAGTCTCCATCTCCGTCCTGATGGCGCTCCCCGACTTTCCCTACTCGAAAGTAACGAATAAAGATCTGTGCGGGATTCCAATTTACAATGCGGAAGATATGGAGCATCTTCACTTCTCGGAAGTCATGATTGGCGACACGCCGCGCGAGATTAACGGGAAGGTGGTGGATCTTCCGGGGCCTGTGACCGCAGGGGACTACGTTCTGATTGCCACAGGTACAGGAGATACGATAACGGGTGCGCGTCGCAGTGCGTACAGCGCAATAAAGAAGGTGAAGATTCCCAACAGCCCTTTCTACAGAACGGACATCGGTGCAGGCCGTTTGAAGAAACAACTTCCGGATCTTCAGCGTTTAGGGTACGGGGTAGGTCTTTCTTACTAGAGGTCATCATGCCACTCGCAAAAGGTAAATCGAAAGAGGCTGTCAAGCACAACATCAAGACCGAGATGAAAGCCGGGAAGCCACAGAAGCAGGCCGTGGCTATCGCCTTGAATCAGGCCCGCAAGGTGGGCGCCAAGATCCCGAAGGGTAAGAAATGACCAGCAGAGCGCGAAAGAGCGGTCTGATCTCCGAACAGTCAATCAAGACCGCGCTGACTGAAGCTAAAGGGGACATCTTCCTGGCCGCGTGCGCGCTAGACTGTACCCCGCGCGAGCTTGACATCTTCATCCGTCGCAGTGCCGCCCTCCAGGCTTTCGCCGGGGCTATAGAAACAGTAAAGGTGGATCCGGCTTACTCGCGCATGAGTGCTGAGCAATTCGAGAACCAGGTTGCGGATCTCATGCGCGCCTTCCGGGTAGACGGGATAAATGAAGTTCACAAGCTCGCCACCATGGAGTTCGGTGACAGTGCCGCGCTCGCCAAAGTTAAGCTCGATGCGGCACTCGCGCTCACCGGGAAAACGGGGACGAGTGCTGGCAACAGTGAGACGGAGAACGCCCTGGCCGAACTCAATGCTCTCTATCATGCTAACGCTCCTCGAATTAAAGAGATACGGCAAACCGTCATCACGTTGCGAGATGATCGGGAAGTGACTCCACTAACGATCGAACAGACGCCAGGTCGCTAAGCGCGCGTTGCCGCTTGCGGTCTACGACTGCCCAATCCGGCTCTTCAGCCGGGTAATGCATATAGCGTTTCAGGTTGATGTAGCCGAACTTGCCAAGCTCTTCAACCATCGCCTTGTGGCCGGATTCGATGATTTTCCACTTCGGCACCGTGCCCGCCTCCAGCCACTCCCACGCGGGTAGCATCTCTTCGCGCTCCGGCGCCAGGCGCTTCTGAATGTACCAGTGCTCGACCGGATGCAGCGCATTCTTGATGTACTGCAACTGGCTGACAGGGATTCCGGTTTCCGTCGCCAATTCGTGATTTGTGAACGGCTGACCGTTGGCAACGGTCCAGATCTCGCGTAACAGTTCCGAAGTCGGGAAGCGTAGGTCTATGCACTCCTCATGCGTGGACCACGATACGGGGTTCGGAATCACGCCATACTCGTTGTTCCTCCAGTTGCACTTCTTCAGGCGGTCCATGTCGTAGGGCGCCTCAACCATGATCGTCACATCGGCCTTTGGGAAGTCGTCCGCCGGGTGCGTGTCCTGTTCGATCAGCACACCGCCCAGGTTCGTCCAGCGCTTCAACTGGGGCGCGGACGCGGGTATCCAACTGGCGTACTGGTAGAGCGGCGCCAGATCCTGAATCGTTTCCGTCTTGAAGTATACGGGCTTCAGGATCGTGTAACCGCGACTCAGCACGACATGCGTGAACGTCTCATACGCCTTGCGAACCGATGCCGCGATGTCCGTTGTCGAGTACAGCTTCATTTCAACCCCAGAGCCCGTTTTGCGAGTTCCCGTACCTCATCCGTCACCGCGTGGCCGAGGTCCTGCATGTCGATCAGGCGGCGCGCGAACGCTGCCAGATCGATCACGGCTCGCGTATCGCTGCGCAGGGGCGCGTACAGGTGTTCCGTGGCTTGATGCTGCGCGGCTTGACTTTTGATCGCGGCTGCATCCTGCTTCACGTCGTTGGGATACAGGACGAGGCGCTCCAGTTGCGTCATGCGCGCCTCAAGCTCAAGCGTTTTTTGCATGTAGCGCATCTGCGCATCTTCCAAGGCGGTCAATCGCTGCCCGTATCGGCTAAGCGCTTCGCCCATCGGGTCTGCAATAAAAGGGTTTGCCATATCATCTCCGTCGTTTCATCGCTTGAAGAAGGATTTCCTGGACCGTCTTTTTGCTTTCCAGACGCTCCAGTACGTCAAAATCAACTGTGTCGTTTGCAAGAATGTAGTGAATAAATACGGGGCGATCATGGCCAGATTGTGCTTGTCTAACAGGTCCTATCCGTTCGATCACCTGCTGGTGTTCTTCGAGGTTCCAGTTCACAGAAAAGAAAACCAGTATATTTCCGCCATCCTGTAAAGAAATACCGTGGCCGGCACTAGCAGGATGAGCGAAAAGAACAGGAATTTTCCCAGCGTTCCAAGCCCTGATAGTTTCTGGATCACTGTCCAGAACGCGGCCCCTAGGAAAAGCGGCAGTAAGGCGATGAAGATCGTGACGAAAATGATAAGCGACCAGTACCGGAGCACCATTCGCCTCTTCAATGATGTCGTCAAGAGCCTGGATCTTTGCATCATGCACCTCCTGCCAGTTGCGTTGGTCATCGGTATAGATCGCGCCCGCTGCCAGTTGCAGGCACTTCTGCGTCTTGCTGGCCGCGTTCAGCGCTTCGATTTCCGTTGGTCCCAGATGCCCCTCCAGCTCCAGGAACATCTTCTTCTCCATATCCCGGTACATCTGCCGCGCTTTGTAAGGCAGATCCACAACTATCCGGTTGCGGATCGGTTCTGAGAGATTGAAGTAGTCCTTCGCATCCAGCGATAAGCACACGTCGGATATCATCTGCTGTATCTCCGTCTGCGCGCATTCCACCGGTTCCAGCCCGTAGCCGTCGTAACTGCTCCGGAACCATCTCTGTGAGAAGGCAGAGAACGACTTGCCAAGTCTTTGGCCCCCATCCACGAACCACATCGGGCCCCATAAGTCTTTCAGCCCATTGGGCGCTGGAGTACCTGTCAAACCTATCCATCTGTCCACCTTTTTGTGTGCGACTTCCGCTAGTGCCTTGGCTCGCTTCGTGCCCTGACGCGTGCGGAAGCCTTTAAGTTTCGTTACCTCATCCGCCACTATCGTTTTGAACGGCCAGGGGCGGGGATTGTACTTGAACCAGTCTACGAGCCACGGTACGTTTTCGTAGTTGATCGTAAAGATGGCTGAGTCCTCACGTAGCGCTTGCGCGCGCTGCTCCGCACTGCCGACAATTGGCGTGAGGGGGAGGGAGATATTCCATTTCTTGACTTCGTCAGGCCACGTGCTTTGAGCAACGCGCAACGGGGCCAGCACAAGCGTCGGCGCGTCATCGACAAGCGCTTGCGTCTCAAGTGCCTTAAGAGTCGAAACAGTTTTCCCCAAGCCCATTGGGACGAATGCATTGCATCGCTCCTTTTCGAGAATGAAATCGCGAATGATTTCCTGATACGGTCTGAGTTTCATACCGGGCATTCGGTCGAGTTAAGAAAGTTCGCGATGGCGTGCGCCAGTTCGGGGAACGCCGCGTCTACCTGGACGAAAGCGCCTTTCTGGCCGTCCGCCATGCGGCACTCGATATCTATCCACTCTTCGGAATCAGATACGCGCACGGTTGCCAGATCTACAATGTGGGCTGGTTTCATCGCGGACGCATGCTCCATCCGCAAGCGAAAGACAGAATCGCAATACCCCAGCACAGAATAAACATTGACAGTCCGCTCATTTCGTCATCTCCATTTCGATGAAATAATCCACGCTTTCCTCGCAATCTATAACGTAGGTGTCCGCGCCATGCGCGCGTAGTCTGTCATGTTCCCGAATCTGGTCGGCGCGAAGAAACTTTCCTGGGGCCTTCAGTTCAACGAACATGACTCGCCCTTCGAATATCGCAATACGGTCGGGCACGCCGCGCACGCCGGGGCTAATGAACTTGCGCTGAAGTCCGCCGGCTTCCTTGACGCGCTTCACGAAGTACGCTTCGATATCCGATTCACGTGTCACACGTACACCCGGCGCGTTTCAAGCAAACCGCACTTCTCGCACCGGCGGGTTATGAACCATCCGCCGTAGTGTTGCCACTGTTTCGGCTCACCCCATTCAGCCCACTTGTGAAAATGGAACATTATCCCCTCCACCCAAACAGCAAACCGAGAACCACGCCAACAAACAGCACGCCGACAATCGCAACCAGCCGTTCGTGCTTCTTCGGCGTGTTGGTCGTGTAGAAGTTGTGGTACGCGCCGAACGCCTGTTGAGTCGTGCGAGGCGTTGGGCGGTAGTGTTTTGTGTCTCTGCTGAACATGTCGTTCCCCCTGGTTGTTGAACAGACTATAGCAATTGCAAAACGCAATGTCAATCTTCTTTTCGGAAACGGTACGTCTCGAAGCCCTTCGCAGCCAGGGGCAATCCCGGCGCCCAGGCGGGGTTCGTCGCCATCATCCCCGCAAGATGTTTCGCGTTGTACAACAGGCCGTCAGGCGCGTACGTAATCAACTGGTCGTGAATCGGGAGACGGATGCTGTAGCCCGCTTCTAGCACTGTCGGATAGCAGGACTTGAACACGTCGCGCGCAACCGCCTGCGTGCGATTTTCCGTCAGCTTACCACCGTAGGTTGAGAGCCTTTGCCACTTCCGCGAGTACTGATTCAGACCCATGTAAGACAGTTTGTCTTCTACGCGAGGCGCGGGATACGACACCGAACGCCCGCTTGGCAGGATCGCACGTAGCCAGTTGCCTTTCCGGACGAACCGGCAACGACCGGAGATGAACTCCTCACCTTCGTTCATCACGGCATCGCGAAACGCGTTTTCATCACTCTTCCACATGGCTTCCGTCTTCGGATGCGCGCGGCGCCACAGGCGTTTAAGCGAATCGCAGGCAATAAACACTTCCTGCGGCAGGCCGTACGTGGACCGCTTCGTCTCGACTGACCATTCCCAGAAGTTCTTCGCCTCTGCAACCACGTCATCCGCAAGCGACAGGCCGGCGGTCATCTCTTCAAGGTTCAGTCCGTAGCCGGCAGCGAACGTCAGGAAGGAGCCGACACCCCCACCAAAGCCCATAGCCAGCTCCAGCACCTTGCCCACCTGGCGCTTTGCCTGTTCAATAGGAACGCCGAACGAGCGCGCGTAGGACGCAAGGTAAAGGTCGGGCCCCTTTCCTGCATCGAAGTCACGGAACGCCTGTAGCTTCCACTCTTCGCCCGCCAGCCATGCCAGTACCCGCCCTTCGATGTTCGACAGGTCAACGTCTACGATCTTCTGTCCCGGCGGCGCGATGATGACGCCGCGCATTGCGTTGGCGCACAACTCCATCACGTTGTCCGTGACCAGATCTGCGCAGCCCGCCTTGATGGCCTCAATACCCGTCTCGATCTCTTCGGCTTCCAGCGTCGGGCGCATCAGGTTCTGTGGCTGGAACAGGCGGCCTGCATCGCGTCCCGTGCGTCCTGCGCCTGAGAACTGGATCACGCCGCGCAGATAGCCGTCAGAAGACGTGCAGCGCATTACGCGCTTGTACTTGCTTACAGACGATGTACTAGCCATGAGCCGTAAGGCCAGCAGTTCGCGTACTCCATCGGGGAGATTTGGATCGGCGAGTCTACGTTCAAGCGTATCTCCGCGCATGTCGGGGAGTGATACCTTATGCTCAGCCAGGATGTATTCAAGAAGTTTATCCCGCTGGGTCGCGCTACTGACGGCGCCAGATGTTGCCTCAGCAACATCGCTCGCAAGGCCGGCTTGCGCAACGTCGACCGCTTCGATGGCTTTCGCAGATAGTTCAAGATCGACATAAATTCCCTCACTATTGATTCGCTGATCCAGTTGCCAGAGTTTCAATTCGAATTCGTGATTCGGATAGTTCCACTTCGGCATCTTCTGATGCAGGATGCGCATCGACGTGATATCCGACTTCGCGTACTCGATGAACTCCGCCCACGCGGCAGGGTGCGTCTCGCGCGTCTTGCGGCGCAGCTTCTGGTTAGCAGGCTGCGGCATGCAGAACATGCGAATCAGTTGCTTGCCGCGCTTGTCCTTCGCCACGTCGGTATCGAGGCGGAAGATATCGCAAAGCGCGCCTAGCGAACCGGGTAAGCCGTGGCAGAGTGCCTGGACCCTCGTGTCCCGGTGCTTGTGTTCGGGCATTTGTTCCAGGGTTTTAGGCATGGCGTGACGCATAACAACCCGATCAAACATGCCGGAACTGTGCCCCCAATATTCGTCAGCAGTATGGAGGGCTTCCCACAGGGCGCCCGGACAATTCCCCGGCGCGGTACGATCCCAACACTGAACCGGCCCGTCATCGACCGCCCACGCGAAAAGCAATACCTCTGCGTTCTCCGCGTATCGGTGCGAGCCGTCGTTGATTGGGGTTTCGGAGAACGTTTCCAGATCCCACCAGAGTTTCATACGAACTCCAGACCCGGAACCTTTTCGTAAAGGTCTTCCGGATTGAAAAAAGTTGGTGAATTGTGAAACTCGATCCTGTCGCGCATCACGCGCGCGCGAGCCGACTTGGTGGCAGGGCGATAAGTACCCTTCCATGCCTTGTCGATCCCGATATTGCGTCCAATGTTCGTGCTGTCCGCGCTGGCGAACGGAAACCGCGTGAAGACATCCGGGTTCAACATACGCAGACCGTGCAACTTGCACGTGGGGCGCCCGTCGCGGTCGCACACTACCTGCATCGCTTCCATCATGCGCATGTACCACTTTTCGTCGCCCACCTTCGCATACTCGCCAGAACTGCCGATGCACACGCGGGGCCATTTCAGCGCGAGACGCTGCAAACGCCCGAGGCTTTCGTGCATATGCCACACGGGTGCCCCGATGTACCGCTTCTCCTGCCAAGGCCACTGGTTAATCAGTTCATCGTTGGCGGCTTCATCACCGTCGATCACGTCAGGGATGCACGCAAAGTCAAATCCCGGATAGCGGTGCAGTTCCTGTACCCACGAATAGTACGGTTCCCAATCGGTTACCGGACTTCCGCTCATCCATGCGGAGAAAGCCCCGTTATCCAGCGCGAAAGACGAAGCGTATTCAAGCGCCATCCCTAACTGGCCGGGGTGGCGGAACGATACGAAGACGTGCCCCGCCAGTACGACGGGCATAGCGGCTTCGTCAGGCGTGATAGGCAAACCGTGATAGTGGATCATCGTTTCACGTAAGGGTTATTCTGGTGTTCGGTCAGGCCGGCCAGGTAGTCGAGACTCACGCCGAACAGTTTCGATAACTCAATCGCCATGAAGAAACCCGGCGCGTGGCTGTTGCGTTCGACATCGAGCACGTAAGTCCCGCTCATGCGGATGCGCTCGCCTACGGCATCAGCGGACAGTCCAGTCTCCTTACGGAGACGGCGGATGCGCTCACCCACTGTCTCGTTCATGCCGTCAGGTATTCAATAAGCGTGGAAAGGGCAACACCCTTCTCAAACACGCGAGGACCGATAACCACTCGCTGATCGAGTTTCCTTTCTGACCGGCTCGTTTCGATGTCCACGCCGTGGTGGTGTGCTTTTAGAGTCTGCGCGCCGCCGAAGACTTTCAGCAGATCATCTGCGATAGCTTCGTGATAGCCCATCTTGTGGACCGCGCAACCCTTAACGATCTCTTCTACCTGGATCATTTTATTCGTGACCAGTTCGAAGGCATATTCGATCAGTTTCCCGTTGTTAGGGCATAGCGAATAGAACTTGTGCCGATAGGTATTCATAAAAACGCCTTGTCTCTTCCGTCGTTGGTGTACCAGCAATGCAGAGAGCCGCGCCTATGCATCGCCCCTGACATCACGCCGCCCCATGCGTACCCTGCACACATACAGCCCATTGCGCGCGTATTTCGCTTTGTCATCCAGGGGTCAATCGTGAACTTGCGTCCGCCGCAGGACCAGCATTTAGGCGGATGCAAATAGTCGTCAGGATGGCGCTTCATTACGCGGCGCGCTCTGCACTTCCGGCTGCTGCATCGGACGTGGTAGCGCGCCATGACTATGCCAGTTCGTCTTCCGCATCGACAGCATCGAAGCCATCATCCGTAGCCCGTGAAGCGCCTCCAAAGCTGTCACCGTGGCCGTCGAACTGCACGCCCAGGAGACCGCAACGCATGCCGCTATACGTGCCGCCCTGCGCCCACATCTCCACCTTCGCGTTCACGTAGCACCCGGCGTAGATGATGCCCTCCTTGCCCGTCAGGCGTTGCGCCTTCCCCGTGGACGGGTCCTTCACGTTGTGAAGAAAGAGCGGTGCACCGTCCTTCTGTTTGCGCACACCGGACAGGGCGTACATGTTTTCGAAACCGTCGTACACGTCGCCTGCCTTGTCCTTCTTGTTCTTCATGTATGAGAACTTGTTTTTGTTCCCGCGCATGTCTTCGAGCATGCTGTCCGCCTTCTTGCCCCACAGCGCGGTAGCCTCGTTCATGATGGCCATCTGGATGGCCGTGTTGTTCACGCTGCCGGGTTCCACGATGAACGTGGCAGTGTGGCGAAAATCACCCTTGCCTTCGTACTGGCCCGGTTCGAACAGATCGTCGATGAACGCAATACGAACGTGCTTCAGTTGAACGATAGTACCCATTTTCAAATCTCCTTAACAAAGTTCATCAACAGTGTCGAAGCCATCTTCGACAGGTGTAATCTCAATCGCCGGACGCTTGTCCGACTCCAGAACCACATGCGGCTTACCGGCAGGCTGCACGACCAGTGCTTCGATTTGTTTCAGGCGCCGTGGCTGATCCTTCAGCGCATCAAGAATTGGTTTCGGTCCGAGCAGTTTGAAGCTGTACATCTGGTCCTGCTTCATCTTGAACTTCTTCATCATGGCTTCCGCCTCTTCATCAGAAGCCCAGGCGCGATTACCCTTCTTGCCTGCAACTACCTTCACGCCGGGCACCGGGCGCCCGTTCAGCACTTCCGCTTCGATGCGTGCGCGTACTGCCTTGATCCAGTCTTCGATCAGTTCGAGATGCGGGAAAAGCGAACCAAGCAACGTCATGCTTTCCATCGTGTTCGGGTCCCAAGGCTTGTCTTCTCCGCTGGCGATGGTTTCGAAGTCCGCGCCGATCACATCTTCAACCTTCTTCAAGAGCGCAGGACAAACCGCCTTTGCCTTGCACCATTGGCAGGTCTTCTCTGCCGGCGCGAAGTCCTCTTCCTTCAGTGCGCGTTCGCCTGCCATCTTGTGAATCAGGATCGCCTTGGCGGCGCGCGGAGAGGCCCACTCTACCCATTCGTTGATGATGTCAGGCGTAACTGTCCACTCGCTGTTCGTGCGCAGCGGCTGTTCGATCACGAAAGACACATTGCGGAATTCATCAACCAGTGAGAACTTCTCGACCACGCCTGACATGTACATCAGTCCCTGCGTGTTGTTCTCCGCAAGCACTTCCTGGTATCCGAACTTCGCGTCGATCACATCAGCATCTGTCGCACCATCAGGCCAGCTAATACGCAGGACGATATCAACACGGCCCGTCGCATCAGCTTCGCCAGTGATGTGTTCAATGGGAACGTCCTGTTCAACGTCAACAGTGACAGCAGCCCCACGAAGTGAGTAAGCGCGTATCCGATCACGCACGCTATCCAGAACAGTTTGAACATCGGCAGCAATCTCCTTGTTGACCGTATGACCCTTCTTGAGGATGTGCCCCTCATAGGTCATCGCGTCCTGCTTGAACTCCAGACACAGTGCCAGCAGTTCGTGCTTGTCCGTGCCCAGGTCTGCTGCGCCCGTGTCGCCTTCCGGCTGGCCGATTTCCATAGCCAGCGAGTTCGCGCAGTTTAGCCACTTGGCTGACGATGAGGGGCTTGCGAGTGCGTGGTATTCGTCACTCATGCGACGACTCCGGATCGATCTCGCCAGCTGCGACACGCTTCATGTAGACAAGCACATCCGGCCATTGCTGTTTCGTAAGCTCCTTGCCGTTCTTCACGCCGAAACGCGCCAGTGCTGCGATTGCCTTTGCCCTGTCGATCTTGCTAACCGCGACGATGGACTTCGATACTTCATCGTAAGTCACCGCTGGCGATTCGTTCGAGGAAGGCGGCGAAGTGTCGGTAGTGGGCGAGGATTTGCCGTTTGGGACTTCAGCCTTTACGGTAGTGGCAGCTTCTGAAGACGTAGCCGTTTCCGTTGCAGCAGACTTGTCGGCAGACTTCGCGGTCTGTCCATCCGCAGGGCCGTTTGGGTAAATGTTTACCTCTTGCGGCTGTTTGTCTTCCGTCAATGCGCGCGTCAATTCAACGACTGCTGCGGTCAGCAGTTCGATCTTTGCTTCCAATGACATTTGTATCTCCTTTGGTGGGTGACTGCGGTTCGTAATTTAGTCGCGGAAAATTTCGCTGTCAAGACAATTTTGCACTTGCATTGCTGTTTCGCATTTGCTATAGTGGAGTCATCAACAACGGAGAACAGACATGAACGAAGTCTACTTTTACGCACGTCAGGGTTTCGGATCGGCTGAAGCGGTTCGCGCGGAGGAACTTGGCTGCATTCTCATGCGCCCGATGGAGTACGTCTCCGGCCCGTTTGTGTTTGTCGCTGCAACGCCGAACGGCTACAAAGTTGCTGTTGAGAAAGGCACGCGGCATGAAACGGCTTTCTCGTCTACATCGCTTGATGAGTGCATCGGCTTTGCCAAGCGTCTGTCGAGCGTCACCAAACAGCCCGCCTGACATGGACGACACATCAATCATTCTGATCGTGGGGTGTGCAGCGGTTGGCATGCTGTGCATCTTCGCCATGATCCGCGAAGTACTACTTAAGAAAGAGCGCGACGAGTGGCACCGTCGCTTTGAACGTCGTAACAGGAAGGAATTTGAGGATAGGGGGCTTTAGTGGCGATTGCCAAATTCAAAGCGTGGATGAAGGAATCAACGATTGAGGAGAAGCGCGAGTTAGCGGAAAACGCGGAAACGTCGCTCTCGCTTCTCTACCAGTTGTCGTACGGCACGCGCAAGGCAAGTAGCGAACTGGCGGGGCGGATCGAGAAGTCAGCAGCAGCGATTGCGAAGCGAGGGCGACATAAACCGCTTCCCGAACTGCGTCGCGGGGACCTGGCTGAAGCGTGCGCGAAGTGCCAGCACTATAAGGGTTGCTCATGAGGGATATCGTTTTGAAACTACTTAGCGCGTCTATCGCCTGCGACATGGCGGGCGATTGGCGTATGGCGCAGCTTCTTACGGACGCAATCAAGGAGATTGAAAATGCAAGACACATTCGGGGTGCGACTGATGAAGGCGCAAAGCAGAGCGGAGATGCGAACGAACGCGCTGGCACGCGCAACAGGGACTAGTTCCTCGACCATCTCCGGACTGCGCCTGGACAAGCGCGACCCGAGCCGGGAGATGCTGACGAAGTTGTGCCAGGTGCTTAATGTATCCGCCGACTTCCTGTTAGGTCTTTCTGATAAACCGAGACTGAAATGAAACCCCTTCTCCTGCTTCTTGCCCTGCCAGTCGCTGCCCACGCTTCGTGGTTTGAGTACGAAGCTGGTATCGGCATGGCGCAATACGAAACCGAGGATGGCCGCTGGTGGCAGCAGGACGTAAGCCACTCGCTGCGCTCGCGTGCGCCTGCGTTCTCCGCCGGCCTGACGGGTCCCGTCATCCAGCGCGGCGCGTGGGGCCTCGACTGGCACGCGGATTACGTCTACCTGGGCCGCGCTGCCGCGTCCTGTGTCTGCGTGTCGGATGCGAACTACGATCCTGTTGCGCACAAGGTACTGAAGGACGCCGACAAGGGCGCGTTCACGGGCTCCGGCCACATGAGCGGTGTTGTCCTGTCACTGGAACCGTATGCGTGGCGCTGGGGCCTGCGCTGGGGCGCCGAGGTCGGCGCGTACGTGTACCGGGACACGTGGTCGGATAACGTGATTACTCCAGCGTTTCAGGTACAGGTACGCTCTGACAATGCCTGGCGTGTTGCGCCTGTGGTGGGCGCGTCCGTGGGCGATGGCAAGTGGTCCGTGAATTACCGGCATTACTTCACGGGTCTGAACAGTAGACAGATGAACGTTCCGCCATTGTGGAACGATGCTGATGTGATCGAGATTAAAAGGAGATTCTGATATGAACGAGGAAGAATTGTTTGAGGAATGGCTTGCGCGTCAAGAATGGACGCCCACGGATTTGATCCGATCCGTCGCATTACGCGCATGGCAAGCCCGCGCCGCACTCGCCACTACCGAAGCGACTGACGCCATTGCGCCGACAGAGCGTACATACACCACGCAGCCCGGCGAGTCGGTGGCAGGCATCGCGCTACGCCAGTGCGGGAACGAGGCTGAATGGCGGCACATTCTCGCGTGCAATCCGCAGTTTGCCGACATGCTGCCGCATGAGTATTTCCCGGTCGGCACGGTTCTGACGATGCCCGCCCCCTCGCCGGAAGCGCCAGCCGTCGATGCGCTGGAGGAAGGCAAGAAGATTATGGAAAAGCTGTGGGCCGATCCGAACGGCCCGTTCCTGAAGGGACAATGGGAAGCGCCGATAGCGCAGCCAGCCGTCGATGCGCTGACTACCGGAGCGGTGGCGTACGACATGGCTTATGCAAACGGAAACCGCGGCCTTCTCTATCCAGAAGAACTGGCGCACATCGAGAAGGCCCGCATTGTGACCGGCTACGTTGCCACGCCGCTCTATTTTGCCCACCCCGCCAGCGAGCCGGAAACGCTGACGGAGGCACAGCGTATGAACCTCCTTTTACACGCAGACGATCTGGATTTCATGGGGCGCGGAGATGAGGCTAAGGCTCTCCGCAACATTCTCGCCCACCCCGCCCCCTCGCCGAAATCGCTGACGGATGAGCATCGCAAGGCGGTTAAGGACGCTGCTCTATTGCTGACCATCTTCATCGGCCACGACAGCCGAGCGAACCTGATGTACCACTTCGATAAGGACTGGCACGAAAGGACAAAGGCTGTCGCAAAGACGCTCCGCGCGCTTCTCGCTGATCGCGGATCGTGATACACTAGCCCCGTCTCCTTTGTTGTTTTCAGAGCCCGCGCAATGCGGGCTTTTTCTATTGCGGGGTTGGCGGGTCGGGTGTAGGATGCCAAGACCCCGTAAGACAACCTAGGAGAACCCATGCTGATCCCTATTGCCGATGTTCTGGCGCTTATTCCCGTCTCCCGAGCCACGCTTTACCTTCGCATGCAGGAGCCCGATTTCCCGAAAGCGGTCAAGATTGGCGGGCGGGTGTTCTGGAAAAGCGAAGAGGTATACGCCTATATCGATTCGAAGCAAGAAAAATCGGAGGCGTAATGCCCCAATACTTCAAAGACCTGGGCGAAGATCTTGTCCGCCACGGGTACCGTATTGTCCCGTTGCCACCTGGCTCTAAAGGGCCGCGCATGAAGGGATGGCCGCAAGCCAATCTGAGCGTCGAGGACGTGCGCAGGATGGCCGCTAACGGCTCGGCGCAGGCAGGTGTTGGTGTGATTGCGGCGAGCACGCCAGCGATTGACGTAGACATTCTGGACCCTGACATCGCGCAGCGCATGTCTGACGAAATCGACCGGATCTTCGCCGGCCAGTTGCTGATGACCCGAACGGGCATGGCGCCCAAGTTTCTGGTGCCGTTCCGTTCCGACACGCCGTTTCGCAAGATGGTGTCCAGCATTTACACGGATGGGAAAAATGAACACAAGGTCGAGATTCTCGGAGACGGTCAGCAGTGGGTGGCCTACCATATCCACCCCGAAACTGGGTTGCCTTATGCCTGGTTTGACGGTATCGACGCCAATGGAATTAGTGTGGTGGAGCGGGATGCCCTTCCGTGTCTCAGTCGAGATGACGCTCAACGCGTTATTGACGCATTCGAACGCATTGCGTCCGGCCTCGTTGCGCAAGGCAAGTGGCGGATTGCCTCTAACGTACAAATGGAATCGAGGTCTGTCGATCGTTTGGGCAGCCATGATCCATTCGCGGATCAGCCGGTAGGCAAGAGCGAACCGGAAGTCGCGCGGCTGCTGCGCGCGCACCCGAACGGCGACGCGTCCTACGAGCATTGGTTCAACGTCATCGCGGCAGTGCATCACGAACTGTCGGACGCAGGGCGCGAACTGGCGTACGAGTGGTCGTCGTCCAGTGCCAAGCACGCCGACGAGAAGTTCGAGCTGACCTGGAACAGCCTGGGGCGTTACTCGGGCCGCCCGGTCACGCTTCGAAGTCTGCTGAAAGTCGCAGGCGCGGAAGAACACAAACC